GAAGCCGCATGGTTGATGATGCAACAAGATACACCTGATGATTATGTTATTGCAACTGGTGTTACTAAGACTATTAAACATTTCTTACAAGCAGCATTTTATCAAGTTAATATCTTGGATTGGGAAAAGTATGTAGTGGTCAACCCCAAATTCTTCCGTCCGGCGGAAGTCGAGGTTCTTCGTGGTGATGCAACAAAGGCAAAGGAAGTATTAGGTTGGACACCGAAGACGCCGTTTGAGCAGTGGGTAGGAAAGATGGTTCACAACGATTTTACAAAGTTACAAGGATAATATATGAATATAGAAACTAAACCGTTATGTGTTGTTCGGGCACCATGCGCTACTCGTTCTGGATATGGAGATATGAGCCGTGACATCATTCGTCATATTATTGAATATGATAAGTTTGATGTTAAGGTTGTATCCGTAAATTGGGGTGAAACTCCAATGAACGCTTTGGATGAAAACAATCCAAAAGACAAGATGATATTGGACCGAATACTCACTGGTCCTCTTACGAGACAACCAGATTTGTTTGTGACTATCACAATCCCATCAGAGTTTGAAACGATTGGAAAGTATAATATTGGTATTACAGCTGGAATTGAAACTAGTATCGCATCTGCTCAATGGGTCGATGCATGTAACAGAATGGATGCGGTTTTCACTATCTCAGAACATTCAAAGAATGTATTCTTAGCATCTCAGTTTGGTCGTAGAGGCCCTAACGGAGAAGATTTGGGTACCCTTAAGCTTGAGAAGCCAGTCGAAGTATTACACAATTGCATTGACCAAGCTATCTTTAAGAAGCTCGAATACGAATCTGATGTTCAAAAGACGGTCAAAGAGGTATTAGCAGAAGTTCCAGAGAAGTTTTGCTATCTTTTTGTTGGTCACTGGTTGCGTGGAGACTTTGGTGAAGATAGAAAGAATGTTGGTTTGTTGGTTCGTATATTCCTTGAAACCTTTAAGCAAACAAAGAGTTCTCCACCAGCATTAATTCTAAAGACCAGCGGTGGCAATTTCTCCATCTTGGATAAACGAGAAATTCTAAAGAAAATAAATGATATTCGTAATACTGTGCAATTGGAAGCAGGTCAAACCATGCCAAATATTTATGTATTACATGGTGAGTTGACCGATAGTGAAATGAATTCATTATATAATCACCCAAAGATTAAAGCACACGTTTCGTTTACAAAGGGTGAAGGGTTTGGACGGCCATTACTTGAAGCATCGGTTAGTGGGAAGCCAGTGATTGCCTCGGGTTGGTCTGGTCATATGGATTTCTTGAACCCAGAAGAAGCTGTATTGGTCGGTGGTGAGTTGGCACAGATACATCCAAGTTCTGTTTGGGATAATATTCTTATCAAGGAATCTTCCTGGTTCCGACCAGATATTCAACAGGCAGCCAATGCACTTGCTGGTGTATTTATGGATTATGAAACCTTCCGTAAGAGGTCTGCAAAGCTGGGTAAGGAGAATTTTAAGAAGTTCTCCTATAATGCAATACAACAAAGAACGTGGGAACTTCTTGACAAGTATGTACCAGAGTTTCCAAAACAGGTTCCTATTAAGTTACCTACTTTAAAGAAGGTTGATTTACCTAAACTTAAAAAGGTTGAATAATGCCTCTACGTAGTGAACGCCGATTTATTAGCCTAAGTAATGTAAAGTCTGGTATGATGATTCAGTTTAGCTATCAGAAAAAATCTGGTGGTGCTGGGTCGTATACTGTGTTGGTTATAGACCCGAATCGTAAAAGTGAACGGGCAACAGAACCACAGTTACATGGATTTGTAATTGAAGAACTTACCGATGCACAATTGATTGAATTTTTCGCTTCGTTCGGCACAAGTATTAATATGGACTATGACGACAGACGGGCAAGTGTAGTGGAGAATTTAAATACAGACGAAGCTTATAAAACATTTTCAACATCACCGTATGTAAAGGGCCGTTCATATCGTACATTTAATCTGAGTGGAATGTCGCAGGTTCGTCAAATCTTACTTGGCTCAGTAGACTAGGAGTGAATATGTCAGAAGAAATTTGTCCACAAGAAGATTGTGTCCCTAAAGAGGACTTACCAAGTGCTATGGAAATGGCAAAGAATCTAATGCGTGACGGTACCAAAATTATCAAGAACGCAGTAGAAGGAAACAAGACTCTCGTTGAACAGTTTGTGAGAGACAACAGATGGTCTATTTGCAACGAATGTCCACGACTACAGAACGATAGATGCTTAGAATGTGGATGCTTTATGAAGGTTAAGGTAGCATTCCAAACTTCAGTATGTCCGTTAGGAAAGTGGTGATATGCCACCAAAAATAGTAAACTTACCGTATGGAGTATTTTCTGTTTTAGAGAATGCACATCACGACCATGTTCAACGAACTATCGCTTCTGGAAATATATGGGAACCTGAGATAATCAGTTTGTGTGAGAAATATGTAATTCCAGGTTCAACCGTAGTCGATATTGGGGCAAATTTAGGTGCATTCGCTGTTAGATTATCTCAGTTAGTGGGAAAGTCTGGAAAGGTTTTTTCTTTTGAGCCCCAAAGAATAATACATCAACAACTTTGTTGCAATATATTTTTAAACGATATCAGAAATGTATTTACTTATCAAATGGCTCTTGCTGAAAAAGAAAAGACTGTACATTTGACTCCAATAAATTATGATAATGGTGCTCCTGGAGAAGTAAGAATACACGGAAATGAAGGCGAAGAAGTTATTTGCAAACCACTTGACTTTTACAACCTATCGAATGTATCTTTAATAAAGATTGATGCCGAACGGTATGAACCATTTATATTTGACGGCGCACAGAATACTATAAAAAACAATCGTCCGGTGATATTGTTCGAACTAACAACATTACCATTACCAGATTATCCTACAAATTTTATTTATAATATGTTACATGATATGAATTATAATGTATATCTGGTATCAGAAAAGTCGGGCGATTATTGTGCAATTCCTATAGAAAAAGATACAATACCAAATGTCTAACAAACCAAATCTATTAATAGGGGCAATAAGTGCAAACTATTCCCCAGCAGATATTGAAGGGTGGGTCACAACATCCAAGTGGGATAACTGCGAACAAGTATTACTTGTATACAATGTTACATCAAAAAACAACCCACTGTTGACCTATTTAAAACAGCACAATGTAACGGTATTACAGCCTGATTTTGATTTCTGGGGAAATCCTGAATCAGAATTTCAGCATCATACTGGACTTTGTAATTTAGAAACTTCTTACAACTTAATTCATAATCTCAGATTTTTTCATATTTGGAATTATCTGCAAAATCAAAATTATGAAAAGGTTTTGATTACAGATGTACGGGATGTATATTTTAATCATAATCCATTTGAACGCATTCCCGCAGATAAACTAATAGCTACGAGTGAAGAAGTTCTCTATAAAAATCATCAATGGAACCAAACACATCTTCATTATAATTTAGGTGTGATTGGTATGTTTGTGTTACTGGATGAACCAGTATACAATGTAGGCGTGTTTGGTGGTTCCGCGGAACTGGTCAAGAACATTTCGTCGGACATTTATTTACTGTCTATTGGTAAGCACAAAGTGGCAGACCAAACTTCGTTTAATTATTTGATTCAAACCAAATACAAACATATGACACGGTTCAGCGGTATCAATGATAAGTTTGCCGTACACTTGCATGTGGTCAACGAAGGACTAGTGCCGTTTGATTATAAGGTAGCAAATGAGTATGCGATTATTCATCAATACGATAGAATCACTAATTGGAATAGTTTAATTATATGAAAATATTATATAGAATTTCTGATGGGTCGTACAAGAAAGAAAGATTTCAACATGCCACCAAACAACATTGTGTTGAAAACTTCTTGACACATTTCCCAACAGAAGAAGTGACCATTTATGCAGATAACGTTCGAGATGAAACACTCGAATGGATTACCGCATTAGGGTGCGAAACTATCCGTACAAATGGTGGAAGTAGCGCTGCAGGATTCCGTATCGTGATGGATGCCGCATTACAACTAGCCGATGATGAATCTGTATACTTTGTGGAAGATGACTACTTTCATTTACCAAACTCCAGAACAATATTGCTGGAAGGATTAGAGAGGTCACATTATGTTTCCTTATATGACCATAGAGACAAATATATTCCAGCCAGTATGGGTGGTAATCCTTTTATTGATGACGATGCAGCAGAACTTACTAAAGTCTTTGTTACTAATTCAGTTCATTGGAAACTTACTAACAGTACAACAATGACCTTTGCAACAAAGGTATCTACATTGAAGGAAGATGCTGAGATTTGGAAGAAGTATACCTCAGGCACTTATCCACAAGACTTCAAGTGTTTCCTTGAATTACGGGAAAATGGTCGTACGCTTGCTACCCCACTTCCAGGCTACAGTACCCATTGTGAACCAATGTGGGCATCACCTTTAATTGATTGGGAATCCGTATGAAGTATTCTATTATTATTCCTTATCGCAACAGAGAAGAGCACTTACAAGTATTATTACCTACCTTACTTGAAAGGTTTTCTAATGAGTCATTTGAAATTATTGTATCAGAGCAAAATGATATCGACAATTTCAGAATTGCGTGTGTTCAGAACATAGCCTATAATTACGCAAAAGGTGACATATTAATATTTCACCAAGTAGACTATATTCCAAGTGACGATGTTTCATATGAAGTTACGGATGTGCCGGTTCTTCCAGCTCGTCGTGGAATATTTTTAGGCAAGGACCATCAGTCACTAAGAGAGTTCAATGACATTCCTGCCGGATATCGTGAATGGTCGCGGGAAATAGACCCACGATTTTATGGTGGAGTTATTTGTATGTCCCGTTCCCACTTTGAAACTATTAATGGATTTAACCCACTGTATCGTGGATGGGGCAATGAGGACGAAGATTTGCGTGAACGATTTGTGTGGGCTGGATTACCCGTACACCGCAACGAGGTAGGTACCTTCTACTGTCTACATCACGAAGATAACGGGGATATGCAAAATAAAGAACAAGAAATACAGAAAGACTTCTTTGAAGGACGTAAATATCTAATAGAGCAGGCGTATGAACAACGACACATCGGGTATAAGAACCTTACCGCTGATGTACAGGAATCACAAACTGATATCCCGAATGTTCGTTGGTTGAAAAGTACTACCTATAAGGTGAGTGTATGAAGTCCTGTTTGATAGTATGTCACGGATATTTTGGTGACCACTTATTTGCAAATAGTATCGCTGAACATCTGATTGAAGAAGGTCAATTTGATGCGGTCGATTATGTTATAGGGTTTCCACAGGTACTTCCATTCTTTGTACGAAACCCGTATGTACGAAATGTATTTATTGATGGAGTGGGCCCATCACCAAGAATCCCATCAAATGCGAATACTTATAATAAGGTGTTCCAACTAAGACCTATAACCAGAGTGATACCACCTGCCGTTGAAGTACAAGTCGCTTGCGGAGTTAACAACCCATCACCGAGATTTCATATAAACACAGATGAAGGAATAGATAAGTTTGTCCGTGATTATTATGGTGAAAAAACTGGATTGGTTGTTGGACTAATGAATGGGTGGAAAGAAC